GATGGGAAGATAAGGTTATGACATTTTAAGACCGTCAGAGGATAAGATATACCAATCACCCTCTACAAACTGGAACTGGACACAAGCTCCTTTTTCTAAAAGGAGTTCGTCCCATTCCCCATCAATGGACCCAACATCTGACTTAATTAAAACTGAAGTTAAAGATTTAACAGTAATTTTTTGATTAATAGAAGAATTTAAAGTTACTTCAGAGTATTCAACACCTTTAACGATAAGTAATACTTCTTCACCAGTTGTATAAACCGGATCTGATATAATTTTATGAACCTCAATAGGTTTTTCAATAATTACTTTTGGTTCAACAACGGTTTGTGTTTGGTAACGAACCACATTTTTTCTTGGTGTTATGTTTTCTACTTTTATCATATTACATAAATTTGTCTTGGCATGGCTCTAAACTTGAGTTGTTTGTTAAGGTTCTCAGCAAGGAGAGCTTCTCTTTCCATAACCTTTTCCGGTTTTAATCTTGTAAGTCTTCCTTCAGCACCTATTAACTCATCTATTAGTTTTGTCTTCTCATCTTTAGCTTCAGTTGCAAGTGATGTGTAATCCATAGTTAAATCACCACCTTCACCAGTTTTTAAGTTTCCACTAAACTTACCACGAACTCTTGATAAAGTTTCTTTGCAGTAAGCAATAAACCATCTTCTAACCCATACTTGTGCTGGATTATTTAATTCATTCCAGTTCATCTTATCGAATGGGACATCGGATGGTAATTTAATAATGTCTGGATTGTCTTTTAAACATTTATCACGATCGTCCGGACCTGTTTCATAATACCAATACCAAACTCTACCTTTCATAAGTGTTCCATTACCAAAATCAAATTTACCACCTGGTGTGTTCATAAGATGTATTCCCTTTTTTCCATCTGGAAGTGCGGTTACTCTATAAGTTAAATCACCAGCAATAATTCTTCTTTGGATATTAACTTCTTGCATTCTAAGTAACATATCAAAGGCTGGCATCATAAAGTAACTACCTGCCATACTACCCATTTGAGCAAATCCCCCAGGGCCACCAATTCCACCACCCATACCAAGACCGCCAAAAGTCCAAGGATCTACAATTGTATTGTTTAATGTTGCTGGACTAAACCAAAGTAATTCATTAAGTTCTCTTCCGGCTGGAATTTCATATATTTGTTGATTTGGTACTAACTGAATATAATCTTTCTTTAATACCCAATCACCACCAGCTTGTAATCCTACAATTTTTGAATAAGCGTAAGTGTATCTTGTTTCATAATCTAAACTTCTTGTGATAAACGCTTTAGACAAAGATTGTTCACTCATATTTAAATTATTAAGCGCGGTCCATTGAGATTCAATTAACCAATCTTGTACATATTGTGAATACTCATCAATTGAAAATTCAAGTAATGTATCCATTTGTTCATCTTCAAGTTCAACAGATCTTAAAGGTGCACCAAGTAAATGTCTAACTTTAGTGTATAATTTACTTCTTTCTGGTTCAGCGATTATTGACATAAGATTTTTTTATATAAATATCTGTAAGAATTTATTTTATTAGTCTTCTTAAATCTAATTGAAATCTTTGGTTCTTTGAAAGTGTTCTTACTAAGTCTTGGGGTATATTACTTCCTAAACCATTAACCCCATATTTTTCACCAAATGAATTTAATAAACCTACAATATTTTCGGTTTCCGGTGTTGAACTTAAAAACTCAACATACTCATCGTTTGTTATAACTGGGAATTTGATTGCCCCAGTAATAGTTGGTTTTTCATTTAAAATTTTTGCCGAGAAAGTAATTGTTTGCGCTCCTTTAGTTTTTGATGCATTTAACATTTCAGGTATTTTAGACAACTGAATTAGTTTATCTGTATTATAATAATACAAATTTATTTTAACACCGTTTGAATCCGGAATACCAATTAACATTCCGTTAATGTCTTGTAATAAATTAGTTAAAATATCTTCAGCACAGTTTCTTATATCTTGATTTTTGTGTGTTAAAATCAAACTTAAAAATTCAGAATATTCAGAAAGGTCCATTAGAATTTCTTTATTTTCCGGACTACCATTATAGTTTTTAATGTAATTTGCGACAGACTTTCTAACACTTTTTAGGTTAATTTTTTCTGATGTGTTTCTTATAATTTTACAAGATATTTGATCCCCTTGCGCACTTATAACATCATAAGGTGATGTTAAACTCGTTGCAAGTTCACCACCAAGTAAACCAGAAACTAACGCTTCAAAATCATACCCCCTTGTTCTACTTTTGACAAATCTTTGGAAATAGTTATTAAATCTAAATCTTGACCTTTCGGATACACCTGACAGATCAAGTGTCATAAGACCTTCTATTGTTCTATTAAATTTAAACCCTCTATCAACTTCAGCTGTTATAATATTATTAATCGCTTCATTTGATGCTTCAGCGTCAAGTGGTATTAATTTAATTTTTTGTAATTCACGAGACATTAAACGTTTAAGATCTTGACCAGTCTCCTCGTTTTCTAATAAAACTTTAAGATATGATTCATTTAATTTCTTTTTTACTTTTGACAAATAAAGATCATTTACAAATTCCCAATTTATATGGTTCCAGAATTTTTTAATATATTCATCTCTTTTATTTCTATATCTCAAGTAATAAGCATGTTCCCACAAATCAAGACCAAGTAATGGATAACCACCATCTTTAATAATATTCATAAGTGGGTTATCCTGGTTTGGTGTGGACAAAACTTTTAGTCTATTTGTTTTTGTTAAAATAATCCAAACCCAACCAGACCCAAATCTTTCTTTGGCAACTTCGTTAAACTCATCTTTTAATTTTTTGATATTACCGTACTGCTTTGTAATCTTGTCAAAGATTTCACCTTTTGGTATTTGTTTTGTTGGTGAAAGCATTTTCCAAAATAAAGCATGGTTAAATGCACCACCAGCATTGTTTCTAACTTTTGTATCGTACTTACTTATTGTCTTAATAATATCCTCAAGATCTTTGTAATTATATTTCTTTTTAGATAAAGCATCATTTAATTTTTTAACATATCCTTTGTAATGTTTGTTGTAGTGAATATCCATAGTTTCCGGATCCACAAATTGTTTCATAGCTGAGTATGAGTATGGTAGTTTTTCAATACCAATTTTTTTCATTTCCAGTAAAAACTCTTTTCTAACATTTTGTTTTTCAGTTAAAAGTAATTGCTCGTTAAGTAAGTTTATTTTTTTATTAAAACCTTCATACATCATCTCTTCCTTTTCTGGATTTTCTTTTTCAAATTTTTTGATTAAAGATCCTGCTTTTGCATTTGCCTCATCTTCTAATGGACCACCAATATCTTGTCCAGGTTTTTTTCCTTGTAATTTTATTTGTTTTTCGTGAATCCATTCGTGAGCTAAAGTTCTTATGATATCTCTATTCATTCTACCTTTAGTTAGGATTTTAAGTTCTGAATCTTGTGTTCTACTACCAGACGACATTGATCCGTATCTTTCTCCTGTGAATATAATTGTTATATCATCTTTTAAAGGATGTTTTTTTTGTAAAAACTTAATGAAATTATTCATTAGCTCTTTGTCTTTTTGAGACATATCACACTTATGATGTTTAACTTTGATTTTCATTATTAATAAATACTTAATTAAATAAAAAACCCACCTTTTATGGTGGGAATGATTAGTTTCTTTTATTAATTAGACTTAATATTTCCTCAACAACATCAACCGAATCGGAAACCTGATCACCCATAACGGTACCGATAATTTTCTTTTTTGTGTTTAATATATCATATATTACACCCTCAATTGTGTTTTCAAATATGGGGTAGTAAACAAGAACATTATTTTTTTGACCATATCTATAAGCTCTATCTTCAGCTTGTGCGTGTTCGGCCGGAACAAAAGATAAATCGTTCATAATAACAACCTCAGCAGAGGTCAATGTAAGACCAACGCCGGCAGCTTTTAAGTTTCCAACAAAAACTTTAATTTTTTCATTATCCTGGAATTGATCTACGGCGTATTGTCTTTGTACTTTATTACAACTACCATCAAGATATACAGATTCTTTACCAAAGTGATTATGAATTAATTGTAATGTGTCAGTAAAGTTTGTAAAAATTATAACTTTCTTTCCTTGTTCTATAATATTTTCAGCAAATTCTATTGTTTGTTTTACTTTTTCATTAGCAATTACTTTCCTAACTTTCATTAACTTTGAAAACTGAATTGTAAGTGAAGAAGATTCTTCCTTTTTATTTTCAAGCCATTCATAGTATTCACCCATTAAATCTTTATAATCTTTGGATGAGGTTCTTAAATAAACCGGTGTAATAATTTTATCTGGTAGATCTAATACTTCTTCTTTTAATCTACGAAGAATCTGTTTTGATGTTCTATCTCTTAGCTCTTCTAAATTTGACGCCCCAGTTACATTCCAGACCTTTCTTTTACCCGCCGTAAATTGATAACCTTGACAATAACGAATTGCATAAGCCATCCAGTTTTGTGCGACCGGACTCTCAATTATGTTTAATAAATTATAATAATTCATAGGACGAGATGTCATAGGGGTTCCGGTAAGTAGCCAGACTCTTTTAATATCTTTTACAAAATTATTTATGATTTTTGTTCTTTGAGCTTGAGCATTTGAAATCATATGTGCTTCATCCAATATTACAAGTTCAAAATTTGACTGAATAAGTAATGAATTTTCTTTATCTTTTGGATCGTGAAAGTTTTTTAATATGTCGTAGTTTAAGATAACAAAATCAGCTTCAGTTGAATACTTTTTTCCTTCGGCAATAAAAACAGATCTATCAGAGTAATTTGCAATTTCTCTTTCCCAGTTTATTTTAAGTGAAGCCGGACAGACAATTAAAATCTTTTTTGCTCCAGTTTCAAGAGCAGCAATAATTGTAGAAGTTGTTTTTCCAAGACCCATATCATCAGCCAAAATAAATCTTTTAGATCCTACAAGTTTTTCAATAGCTTCTTTTTGGTGTGAAAGTGGAGGTCTATGATCGTACTTTGAGTAATCAATTTTAACCTCATCAACTGTATGTGATTTTATTAAAGATGATTTTGGAACCCAAAATTCAGATAAATTATCTTTTTCAAAGAACTTACCCCAAATATGGTACGACTTATCTTTTTCAACAAGAAGCTTTTCAATATAAATTTTTTCCGGAGTTTCAAGTAGATATCTTTCTTGTGCAAACTTTTTAGCAAAATAATTATCAAGTTCAACCCACTTACGAGCAACTTTTGGTTTTGTGTTGTAATAATTTAAAATATATTCAGCTTGAGATCTTGTTGGGTAGAACTTTTTATTTTGTTCTTTTTTGGACTTCATATAAATAATATAGTTGTTGGCCCCACTATATGAGTCCAACAAGTCCATAGCTTTAAGTTCAATTATTTGTTTTGAAATTTCCAAAATTAACCTTATATATAAAAATAACAATAAAAAAGATATTTATCAAGAAATAAGTATTATGCAAAATAATGTTCCAATTACAAGACTCGGTAAATTTTTTGGTGATAACGATTTTAACCTTGAAATTGAGATGGGTCAAGAGTGGCTTGTTGGTGATATGAACTTTACTTGTGTATTATATAAAGTTGATAAAACTAAAACCAAAACTGACGATGTTTATGGTGAGGTGGTTACAGATGGAATTAAATTTTTACCACCAGTTGAGTTTAATGCATTCATCCAAATTGCAACTCCAGAAAACAAAAATGTTGGTTCTACTAAAAACGCTCAGATTGAACCTGGAAATATTACAGTTTCAGTTTATTTAAAAACATTAGAAGAACTTGGAATTGATATTGATTTTGGAGATTATATTGGATACTACGATACTGAAAATTTTGTTAGATATTATACCGTTGTAAATGATGGTAGAGTATTATCTGATTTTAAACATACGTATAAAGGGTACCGTCCTTTTTATAAGACCATAATTGCGGCACCAGTAGGGCCAAATGAATTTAGAGCACTTTAATAATGGGATTACCTAAAAAAATAAAAAAATATATTCCACTAACAGAATCTAAAACTCTTTTACCAAGAAGGAGAGAGTTAAGAGATATGATTGAGGCTGATGGAACTTTTTTACCAAAGAGTTTATTACATGCCGATCTTGACCGTGGATTTTTAGATTTTACAAGAGATGAGTTAAAATGTGTTGTTGAAGGTAAGACAATTCCTATGATTGATATTTTAATTACAACTCAAAACTGGGCTCAGTTTGTTGAGACTTGGGACTTTCAAAATATAGATAAAAATACGGAACCACCATTTATTACGGTAATTAGAACTCCGGAAGTAAAATATGGAAACAACCCAGGAATTGTTTATAATATTCCAAATAGAAAATTATATTTTTACTATAAGGTACCAACCTGGGATGGTAATAGAAACGGTTACGACATTTATAAAATCCCACAACCAATTCCTGTTGAGATCACTTATACTGTTGCAATTATTTGTAATAGAATGAGAGAGGTAAATAAGTTTAATGAAACAGTAATGAAAAAGTTTGCATCATTACAAGCTTATCAAACAATTAAAGGACATTATATTCCAATTAAATTAAATAGTATTACAGATGAATCTGTAATGGATCTTGAAAAAAGAAAGTATTATATACAAAAATACGAATTTACATTACTTGGTTTCTTATTAGATGAAGATGAATTTGAGGTAAGTCCAGCAATTACAAGATCATTTCAAATTTTTGAAACCGAAACACCATATAAGAAAAGAAAATATAAAGGTAAAATTCCTCCAGAACCGGCAACACTTGATTTTGTATTCCCAATAGGAAACAACGAAAGAGAGGAACTGTTTAATTACAATTTGAATATAGGTCTACAAAAGGTAGATAATGTAAGTTCATTCCAAATTTATATTAATGGTGATTATTACGGTCAAGATCTAACGAGTGTTCAAATAAATAATGGAGATACGATTTTAATAATCGTTACAAAAATTGATGCTACAAAAAGTTCAAGTATAACATATATTGAGAACCCAGTTTAATCCTCACCATATATATCTCTTTTTTCTTTACATTTTTCAATAATAAGACCCTCAAGAAACTTATACATTTTAAGTCCTCGTTTATCACAATACTTTTTTAAGATATCGTGAACATCCTTATCAATCTTTAAATTTTTTATTTTTTTAGGTTCCTTTTCCATAGGTAGAAAAAAGGTAGAATAAATTCTCACCAAAATATAAATAGTTTTACATAAGTAAAGTTTTTGCTTAAAACCATAATATTTATTAGAAAATAAATTAATAAAACTACATTAAAAAAATGGCTACTAACAGTAAAGTTTTTGTATCACCTGGAGTTTACACATCGGAAGTAGATTTAAGTTTTGTTGCACAGAGTGTCGGTGTAACAACTCTTGGTATTGTAGGGGAAGCTCTCAGAGGTCCGGCTTTTGAACCGATCTTTGTTAGAAACTTTGACGAATATCAAACTTATTTCGGTGGAACATCTCCTGAAAAATTTGTGAATACACAAATCCCAAAATACGAGGCATCTTATATTGCTAAAGCGTATTTACAACAATCAAACCAATTATTTGTAACAAGAATATTAGGTTTGTCTGGTTATGACGCTGGACCATCTTGGTCAATCCTAACTAAGGCAAATCTTGATCCATCAACACTTGATTTCTGGTGTTTAAGTGGTGGAACTACAATTGACAGTCCTTGTGATCCAGTTTGTTTGGTTAAAAAAGAAGCAACCTTCGCGGTTGATTTTACAGCTTGTACTAATAATACAGTTGCATTTTTAAATCAATTCCCAGCTGAAATTCAAGGATTGTTAGATACAACATATGAACAATTTGATGGTGGGGTATCAACATTAAGAGATGATATTGACGGATTAGTTTTGGATATTATTAATGATGCAAATCCTTATACAGCTGAAGATACAAACATTAAATACTTTGGGTCAATCCCTAAAGAAGATTATGATTATTTAACGGTAACAGGATATACTGCATCTACAAACGTATTTGGTGTTGATAATGTTTCATTTGAAGACTCAAATCCATCTTCAGGATTAAATGATTCTTGGTATTATGCGTTGTTTGAAAACATAGGAAATACACAATATAGTGGATTCTCTTTCTTCACAACAGTAACTGGGATTACGTATTTAAACCCAACAACAACTACAACATCTACTTCAACATCAACAACTACAACAACGACTAATCCTTGTGTTACTCCAACACCTATTACCACAACTACGACAACAGCGCCAACTGTTATTGATTGTTGGGGTGGTACAATAGTGGGTGTGATGTACTACTATACCGGTACTTCTTATACACAATATGACGACTTAGTTGTATGTACTTTAAGATCAAGAGGACTTTCAACTTATAGTGACGAGATCAACCCAGTTTATGAAGTAACTGGAACAACAGATGTTACTTATGATATGACAAATGAATATGTTGGTGTTCTTAAAAATCCATTCTTACCATTTGGTATTACTGCGGTTAATAATGATGGAACAACATTTGAATTTGAAGTGTCTATGAGTCAGTCTGACGCTAAGAGTGTTGCTAAAGTATTTGGTAGAGGAAACTTCTCAAAACCAAAAACTCAAGTTCCTCTTATGGTTGAAGAGTATTTCAGCACATTACTTACTTATGGTTGGAATAAAGGTTACATTAGAGGTCTAAGTCCGGTTGTTGTATCAACTGAAGGAGCTCAAGGAACTCAATCAGAATCATTAGGTTGGTATTTAGATAAATTCCAATCACCTTCAACACCGTGGATTGTATCTGAACTTAGAGGTACTAAAGTTTACAACTTATTTAAGTTCTACACAATTTCTGATGGTAATACAGCGAACTCTGAAGTTAAAATATCTTTAGCAGATCTTTCATTTAATAATGAAACATTTACTGTATTAGTTAGAGATTATTTTGATACTGATGCTAACCCAGTTGTTCTTGAAAAGTATACTAACTGTTCTATGAATCCGGCTGAGAATAACTTTATTGCTAAGAAAATTGGTACACTAGATGGTGAGTATGAATTGAAATCAAAATACATTATGGTTGAAATGAATGAGGACGCACCAATTGATGCTCTTCCTTGTGGTTTTGATGGTTATACATTTAGAGAATATCCAGACGCTACTTCACCATATCCAGTTTATAAGACTAAATATTTCTTACCTGGTGAACAAGTGTTTAATCCACCGTTTGGTACTTCCACAGGATCTGACGATGCGTTTGTAAGTGCTGGTGATAATGTTAGAAAAACTTACCTTGGTCTTGGTTCTTACTGGGGTTATGATGTTGACTTCTTCCAATATAAAGGAAAAGTAAAACCTTTTGACTTATGTAATGGTGAAGGTACCGATTGGAATTTTATGACAAAAGGTTTCCATATGGATCAATTTGCTAGTGGAATTACAATTTCTGGTGCATTTGCATCAAGTGGTACATCTAAATTTGAGTGTGGTTCTGCATCATTCTCTTCTGAACCTCAAGATCCAGAAGATCCTTACTACAGATTAAATGCTAGAAAATTCACTGTAATGGTTTATGGTGGGTTTGATGGATGGGATATCTATAGAGAATACAGAACAAATGCTGATAAATTTGCACTTGGTAGAACAGGTTTCTTAAATGGTGCTTGTAACTCAGTTAGATTCCCTAAAGGTAAAGGAAATGGATTATTCAAACAAATTGCAATCGGAGACGGTTCAGTTGAATATGGAAATACAGATTACTACGCTTACCTATTGGGTCAGAGAACATTTGCAAACCCTGAAGCTGTTAATATTAATGTATTCACAACACCGGGTATTGATATCCAAAATAACTCAGACCTTGTTGAAAGAGCAATAACAATGATTGAAGAAGAAAGAGCTGATTCACTTTATATTGCAACTCTTCCGGATTACAATATGTTTGTTGCAACAACAACTGAAGGTGATAACTTAATCTACCCACAAGAAGCTGTTGATATTGTTGAGGAAACAGGTATTGACTCAAACTACACAGCAACTTACTACCCTTGGGTATTAACAAGAGATAGTGTAAACAATACTCAAGTCTATATTCCAGCAACAGCTGAAGTTACAAGAAACTTAGCTCTTACTGATAATATTGCATTCCCTTGGTTCGCAGCGGCTGGTTACACAAGAGGTATTGTTAATTCAGTTAAAGCCCGTAAGAAGTTAACACAAGAAGATAGAGACGTTCTTTACCTTGGTAGAGTTAACCCAATTGCAACATTTGCAGATGTGGGTACTGTAATCTGGGGTAACAAAACTCTACAAGTAAGAGAATCTGCTCTTGATAGAATTAACGTAAGAAGATTGTTACTACAAGCTCGTAAGTTGATTTCTGCGGTTTCTGTAAGACTATTGTTTGATCAAAACGATCAACAAGTTAGACAGGACTTCTTGAATGCAGTAAATCCAATCTTGGATGCAATCAGAAGAGATAGAGGTCTATACGACTTTAGAGTTACGGTATCTAACGATACTGAGGATCTGGACAAGAATCAGTTAGTAGGTAAAATCTACATTAAACCTACTAGATCGCTTGAGTTTATTGATATTACATTCTACATTACTCCTACTGGAGCGTCGTTTGAAAATATCTAAAACGAATAATTTAAAGAAATGGGGATCAAACGGTCCCCATTTTTATTTTACAATATATTTATTATTATGAATTATAAAGTTTTAGTTAGAAATATTATCACAGAAATGGCCGAAAAGAAGAATCTTAGATTATATGGTTTTGATTGGGATGATAATATCTTACAAATGCCAACAAAAATATATCTAAAATCGGACCTTGGTGATGTTGTTGGAATGTCCACAGAAGATTTTGCCGAATACAGACATTTAATCGGTAAAGAACCTTTTGAATATGAGGGAGAAACAATTGTTAGTTATGATGAAAATCCTTATAGAGATTTCACTCACCCTGATACTTTCTTGGAAGACACAGCTGAAGCAATAGAAAAAAACAAAAAGTCACCTAGCTTCAAAAAGTTTAAAGAAAATCTAATTTATGCCAATCCATTTTCAATTATAACTGCGAGAGGACACCACCCAAGAGTAATTAAAAGAGGTGTTAGAATGTTTATTAATATGGTTATGACACCGGAAGAAAGAAAAGAAATGGTAAAAAACATTAAGAGTACTTTTGGACACGAAGAAATGTTTTCTGAGAGATTTTTAAACCAATTAGACGATTTAACAATAGGACAACTTATTGATTTATATTTGGACGAAAGGGGTGATTATTATCCGGTTTCATCAAAAGAGTTTGGGGAAAAATTTAATTTAGAAACTTCAGGTGGTGCCGCCAACCCAGAGCACGCAAAAAAAATTGCGCTCCTTGATTTTATTTCAAAATATAATGATTTGATTAAAAGTGGAAAATATGTGAATACTTCATTAGGATTTTCAGATGATGATCCTAAAAACATTAAAGCAATGGTAGAATATGTTAGAAATGAATTATCAAGAATGTATCCAGAAGTTAAATTTATTATTTATGATACATCAGAAGGAGGATATAATAAAATTCATATAGAAACTAATAAAGAAGAAGATGAAGAAGTTATGTTAGAATCTTTAATTAAAAGAACAATATTGAAAATTAAATCAAAGTAAATAGAAAAATTTTTCAAAGTGATATATTTATCAAATAAACAAAATAAACAAAAATTAAAAATAAAAAATTATGGCTGATTTATTGATGAAAATGCCAGTTCCGTATGAACCCAAAAGACAGAACAGGTTTATTTTAAGATTTCCTTCTAGTTTGGGTATTAATGAATGGTACGTTGAATCTGCAGCTAGACCGTCTATTAAAATCAATGCTACGGAGATACAATTTTTAAACACTTCAACCTATGTTGCCGGTAGATTTAACTGGGATGAGATTTCTGTTAAATTTAGAGACCCAATTGGACCTTCAGCATCACAAGCATTAATGGAATGGGTACGTTTGTGTGCTGAATCCGTTACTGGTCGTATGGGCTATGCTGCTGGTTACAAGAAAAACGTTGACCTTGAGATGCTTGATCCAACTGGAGTTGTTGTTGAGAAATGGATTTTAGAAGGTACATTCCTTACAAGTGCAAACTTTGGTTCACTTTCATATTCACAAGACGCTCTAGCGGATATTACTTGTGGACTTAGAATGGATCGTTGTATATTAGTTTACTAATATTTTTTTCATAAAATAATTAAGACCTATATGTTTTTATAGCATATAGGTTTTTTTATTTACAAAAAACACAAGTCAAGTATTTTTATAATAAAAAGTTATTATGGAAATGAATGTTAATGAAGCGGGTCAAATGAATTTTAATTTACCACACGATGTGGTATCACTACCATCCGGAGGAATTTTTTACCCAAGTAAAAAGAAATCGGTTAAGGTTGGTTATCTAACTGCGGCAGATGAAAATATATTAGTTAATATTGATGGTAGAAAAACAGTTAAAGAAAGTATTGTACTACCACTTTTACGTAACAAATTATATGAACCAGATTTAAGACCTGAAGACTTAACAGATGGTGATATAGAGGCTATACTTTTATTTTTAAGAAATACTTCGTTTGGTCCTGAATATAATATTAACGCAATAGATCCCGCAACCGGTAAAGAGTTTATAGCTCCAGTAGTGCTTGATGAATTAAACATTAAAAAACCAAAAGTAGCACCAGAAAATGATGGTACTTTTATTACTAAACTACCTAAAAGTGACATATTAATCAAACTTAAGCCACTTACTATGAGAGATACAATTGAGATTGAAAACATTCTTGATTCTTATCCTCAAGGAAGAATATCGCCAGTTATCACATTAAGATTAAATAAAATGATTATTGAAATTAACGGAAGTTCAGATAAGGGTGAGATTGCAAAGTTTGTTGAAACAATGCCAATATCTGATTCAAAATACATTAGATCGTTTCTTACCGAAAATGAACCAAGATTAGACTTAACAAAAGAAGTAACAGCCCCGTCAGGAGAAAAGGTGAATATATCTATCGCCTTTGGGGTGGAATTTTTTCGGCCTTTCTTCGCAGTATAAACTCCAAATTCTTGATGAATATATTTTTTTAGCAAAAATGATTCACTTATCATATAGTGACTTTTTTGTTATGCCCACATATGAAAGAAAATATATCATAGATAAATTAGTTGAGGCAAATAAAACTTAAATTTTGGTATTTATCTAAAAACACTTTTCTATGATGATGTTCACCGACGAAGTAAATAAAGGGAATGAAGCAGCAGCAACTAATACAAATCCAGCATATCAATATGGTAATGTAAGTGATACCATTGTTAGTGACTTACAAGATAAGTTATTATCAATGGATCTAAAAGGTTTTGGTGGTATAATAGCTAAAGAATTTGAAGATGCTTTTGCACCTATAAACGCCGCAAATAGATTTTGGTATTTAGATGAAGAAGCTGCCAAAATTAGAAATTCATTAGGGTTAGGTGCTGAAAAAGCACAGCAACTAAGTATGATGGTTGCTGACAATATTGCTAGATTCGCTGAACTTGGTTATAAATCAGAAGAGGTTGGAAAAGCATTTTCTGAAGCCGTAGGAGCTTACGGCGCTAATGTCGCAATTACAAATGAAGATTTACTTGAATTAAAAGCAACTTCTGAAGTTACAACTCAAACAGTATCCGGATTAGCAAATAGTTTTAGGGGTGTTGGCATTGGTATTGGTCAAATTGGTGATAGAATGCTTGATGTTGTAAAAATCGCTAGAAATGCCGGTGTATCAGTTAAAGCAGTGTCTGATGGGGTTGTAAAAAATCTTGACAAGATGAATATCTACAATTTTGAAGGTGGTGTTAAAGGTTTAGCTCAAATGGCTGCACAATCAACACGACTTGGGATTAGTATGGATAGTATTTTCAAAGTAGTTGATCAAGTATTTAACCCAGAGGGTGCTATTGAGTTAGCCAGTGCTATGCAAAGATTAGGTGTACAAACCGGAGCACTTCTTGATCCACTTAGGTTAATGGATCTTTCACAAAATGACCCAACTGAATTACAAAATCAAATTGTAAATATGTCTAAAGACTTTGTTAGATTTAACAAAGAGCTTGGTCAGTTTGAAATTATGCCAGGTGAAAAAAGGAGATTGAATGAAATCGGTAATGCAATGGGTATGGCTAGTGGCGAATTACAAAAAATGGCAATTAATGCAGCTAACCTTGAGTTCAAAATGAAACAGATTAAGTTCCCTAGCTCAATAGCATCTAAAGAAGACCGGGAACTTATTGCAACATTAGCAAGTGTTAATGAAGCTGGTATTGCTGAAGTTAGGGTGAAAGAAATTGATGAAAAAACTGGTGAATGGACTGGTAGAGATAAAATGGTTGATGTTTCTAAATTAACTGTTGATCAAATTAAACTATTAAAAGAAGGTCAAGAGTTACAAGGAAAATCAATGGAGGAAATTGCTAAAGAACAACTTTCCGAAATGATGAGATTAAACGCACAAATGAAATCATTTTTATCAGCAATCCAGTTTGGAGCCGCTACTGGTGAAGCTGGAAGATCGTTTTATGAATTAAGAACAAAAGCAACAAGAGAATATTTTTTCCAAGAAGAAGGTAGAAAAGGTGGTTTAATAACTGAAGGTGGTAAAAAAGCCGGAACATATAGGGATATGGCTGATGATTTTACTGGATTTGTTACGGACGCTGTGACTACGGCATACGACACTATAAAAAACTCGGCATCCTGGGAAGACATTTCAGCTGCATTTTCAAATATCGGAGATTCGGCAGATAAGTTAATGGAGAATCTTAAAAAAATTGATTTTTCAAAATTATTAGGTATGGATCTAAGTTTTGAAGGTATTGCTGAAAGTTTTGGTATTGGTGGGTCAACAACAGATAAAGGAACTAATTTTGGTAATCAAGTTAATTCAACAACAAATACATCAACAAACACAAGCGTAAATACGTTAAACACTGTAAATAAATCACAATTTATTGAAGTAAAACCAATTGATATTAATGAAAAAGTAGATGTAAATATAACAGTTACATTAGACCCAACATTAAAAGATCAGGCACTTACAGTATTAGCAACAAAAGCAATCACAGAATACTTTACCGGTGGACAGAGTACTAAAAACGGTAAGAATATACAACAGACACTTGACATGTTAAAATCAACACAAAATCTTGTTGTATCAAATACAACACAAAAAACATATACCGACCAAGGCTAATAAAATTAAAAAATATCTATTTATAAAATAAAAAAATAAATGTCAGATTCATCATTATCATTTAGTGCAAGTGCGTCTTTTAGGAATAATTTAATGGGTAGAAATTTAGCACCCTACAATGTTCCTGGTTCTTATTCACCACCATCTGGCGATGTGAATTACGAAGCAACACCATTAAATGATAGTTCTGTCATTGATTCACCAAATGATCTTATTGGTACAACAGTTTTAGCTAATGAATTATACCCACTAAATGAATATGGTCCAGATGGTGGTTACAATAATATTATATCAACAGACGGACCACCATTACCCGTTGACTCAAATCAAGGAGAATATGGATATGATGATGGTAAAATTGATTTAGTTAATGAATTTTTTATTGACGCTGCATACATAAAAAATGTTTATGGTCCTGAAGGTGGGTATAAAGATATGTTAGTTATAACTGATGTAATTCAAAACTCACAGTTTTTTTTACCGTATACTAATGACAGTGGTTTTCCATTAACTTTTAATCCATCTTCATATTCACCAATACAAATATTACTTGAGGACAATCCACAAGGATCTAGTGGTTCATTATCCCAAGATTCAGCACTAGCTCAAAGAGCCGCATTAGCACTAAGAGATGAATTTCAAGCAAGGATTGATTTTGAAACTCAACAACTAGTATCTAGTGTTTTTCAATTAGACCAATTACAAGATCCGTTTGAAGCGGCACTTGTTGCAACAGGACAACAACCTTTGATTGGTAAAAACTGGAAAATTACAGTTCCTGAAAATCCGGTATTAGCTGCCGTTTCATTTGCAAATAGAATTACTGGTACTTATTTTCCGGTATCACCAATTCCTGGTGATTATTTTGACGAAACAACTCAAGTAATATCACCACAAACAGAGAACGCACTTAATGTTGCTAATAACTTAACTGGTGGTTTATTAGGTCCAGTTTTAAACAAATATAGAAATCCATCTGAAGTGTTTGTTGCAAATACTGGTTATGGACAAAAATCTGTATTATTTAAAAGTTTAGATTACAACATATATAGACCAAAATACAACAAAGGTCTTGTTTTAGGTGTAACGGATGCAATATCAAATCTTCTTGGTGCTAATACAACTCAAGGTGGTGGTTATTATGTTGGTAGTGATCAGGCTGAGCCATCAACAATTAACACACCTGCAAACGAAATACCAGTTGATAGATTTGGAAAACAACAACCAAGCCCGGTTTATGGTCCGTCAGATCTTGCAAAACTTTACGAAGGAAATGAATCAAAAATTAATTTTGGTTTAGCGGGTAAATCCTACTCAAATCAAGGGGGAATTACTGGTCAGTTCACTTGGGTTTCACCAAAATACAAAGATAATCTTGGATTTAAAGTAAAACCAGGTGGTGATCCAGCACAACAAGATCAAGAATTTGATTCGGTTAAAAATGAATTTAGTGATGATACACAATCTACTGGATTTGAATTTAAGGGTGGATCAATTCTTTATAATACACAAAGATTAGTTGAGGCCGCGGATAATGTTACCGGCGCTAGACGTTTACAACACGTAGGAAACGCAATTAACCAAGTTTCAAAAGTGTTTAATGATGGATATAAAGAAATGACCAAAGGTTCACAAGTAATTGCGTATTATGATAGTGTAACCGGAGACGAAACAATAAGTATTGACGGTACCGAAGTTGGAGCTGAATATTGTAGAGTATTCCAAAAAGACACACCGTATTTTACATATGCTGATTTACAGAAAACAGATGGTATAACAACTGCTGGAAGACGATTTAATTATTCCGTTTTAGATAATACATATAATTTAAATATTGCACCATTAAGAAATCCTGGATCAACAAATATTGTTGATGGTAAAGTGAAAAAATATATGTTTTCACTTGAGAATTTAGCTTGGAGAACATCAAGTGAACCGGGATATACATATGAAGATTTACCAGCTTGTGAGAAAGGACCAAACGGCGGTAGAATTATGTGGTTCCCACCGTACAACTTAACTTTTAGTGACTCTTCAAGCGCATCTTGGAATCCAACATCGTTCCTTGGAAGACCAGAACCAATATATACATATAAAAATACCACAAGATCAGGTCAGATAAGTTGGTCAATTGTTGTTGATTCACCTGCAGCTATGAATACAATAATTGAGAAACAATTGGCCAATATGTCTCCAGAACAAGTTGACTCAATTATGGATTCGTTTTTTGCTGGTTGTGTTAAATATGATATATATGATTTAGCACTTAAGTTTGGACAAATAAAAACTAGTGAATTATATACATACCAACAAATACTACAAAATCCAAACACATCTAATGATCAAAAAACCGAGGTTGCCTCAAGTATTCAGTCTGAACAGAAACCATCAACTGGTGGTGGAGATACCGGACCAACCGGAACTGACACAAAAAATGGCACCGTTGTTGCTAGTAACAATTCCGATAATACAACTTACGAAAGTCTTGATTATGAGTTACTAAAAAAAGAAACCGAAAAATATGCCGGTTACGCATTTTATTTTGATAATGATTTCCCAATTGGAAAGCCATCAAATGCAACAACAGACTCACAGACTTTCCAATTTTGGTATGATAAATA